ATTCGCGAGCGCGTCAAAGGAGATTTGTAAGTGAATTGTAAGTGACTGCGGTGTCGTGTCTGCGGCGCGATGTAGGGCGCGATCGTGTGGGGCGCGTGAAAGCCGCGTGGCGCTTGGGCTGGAGGGGGGAATGGACACGACAGACACGACAGAAAGAAAAAATTAGAGTAGAGAAAGGTGTTGAGGGCGATTTCTATCAGATAGGGAGCGCCCATTCTCTATGCTCTACGGCAACCTGAAATGTCGTGTCCGTCGTGTCCGTCGTGTCCATCGTGTCCGTCGTGTCCGTCGTGTCCGTCGTGTCCCCCCGCGCAGACATGTGCGTCCGCGCGCAGTGTCGTATCTACTGGTTAAACCGAATAGCTTTGGCGTCACGCACGTTCGCGTCGTGTCCGTGCGCGTCCGCTCCCATGCGCGTTCGTGCGCGTCCGCTCCCATGCGTGCGTTCTCTGTTTAACCACGCGGTTTACACCATGCCCCGCCACCCCCCACCTTGCGCGTTTTGCGACCGTGTAACGCGACCCCGGGGGCGGGGGAACATGGCCCCCTCGCGCGGGGGAACACCACCCTGTGTAGCGAACCGGATCCGGGGAGCGAACCGGATCCGGGGAGCGAACCGGATCCGGGGAGCGAACCAGCTCCGGGGAGCGAACCGGATCCGGGGAGCGAACCGGATCCGGGGAGCGAACCAGCTCCGACAACTTGTGTGGCGCGTTTTGTGATATCTTTGGCTCATGCTGCACTACGAAATACTCGACCACCGCGTGAAAGGCCCGGACACCGGCTACCTGTACGCCGTGTCGAACTACAGGGACGACCTGTACTTCGTGAACGGCGCGTTGAAGCACGTCGCCACGGGCGTGCAGCTGACGATCCCGGACGGTGTGACCGTCGAAATCGAGGGCGTTTACGCCTTCGAGTGCAAGGGCCTGCACCTGATACCGCAGCGCTTCGTCGGCCCCTGCACGATTATCCCGCAGCTCGCGCTGCACAATCGCGCCTCCGTCACACTTCACATCCCCGCGTTCACGGCGCTGGCGACGGTGCGCGCCATTGCAACTCCGTTGGTGCGCAGCTGGACGCGGTTGGAGCCGGAGCCGGAGCCGGAGCAGGAGCCGGAGCAAGCACAGGAGCAGGAGCCGGAGCAAGCACAGGAGCAGGAGCCGGAGCAGCCGCGTCGTGTCCGTGCCAAAGGCTAATCTGCTGCGTCTGCTGAACATAGCCGATCGTTACGGCACCACGCCGCTCGACCACCTCATGTCCGTTGTCGCCGACGAGACGGCGTCGAGCGAGGAGCGACGGCTCGCGGCGACAGCAGCGGCGCCCTTCGTGCACCCCAAGTTGCGGCAGGTGGAGCTTTCCTTCGACATGCCCCGAACCGAGCGCGAGGTGGAGGCGGAGATCATTGGACTACTTACAGCGCATCCAGAGCTTATCGCTGGCGCAGAAACAGCAGCTGCTCTCCCTGCTCCACCGCCGCGTAAAGATCTCATCGGAAAACTCGATTGACACGCTGTTCCCCGACGATGGCCCGTTGCGGCGGGAACTGTACCCCCGGCACATGGAGTTTTTCGAGGCGTCGGCGACGGACCGTGAGGTGTGCTTCATGGCGGCCAATCGCGTCGGCAAGACGCTGGCTGGCGCCTACGCGACAGCGCTGCACCTGACCGGCGAGTACCCGCCATGGTGGTGTGGGCGGCGCCTGCGGCAGCCGTGCCGTGCGTGGGTGGCGGGCGACACTAACGAGACGGTGAAGGAGATCATACAGCCGGTGCTGTTCGGGCAGCGCACGCCCGGTACGGGCGTCATCCGGGCGTCGGCGATCGAGCGGCTGACTCCGCGACGCGGGCTGCCGGACACGGTGGAGTCGTGCCGGCTGCGCAACGGCTCGACGCTGCTGCTCAAGTCCTACGAGCAGGGGCGTAAGGCGTTCCAAGGCGCCAAGATCGACCTGATCTGGCTGGACGAGGAGCCGAGCATGGCGATCTACTCCGAGTGCCTGCTGCGGCTCACGGCGACGACGCCGGCAGGCGACGATTGGGGGCTGCTGCTCTGCACCTTTACGCCCCTGTTAGGCATCTCCGAAGTCGTCATGCACTTCATGGCCTCGGAGGAGACCGTAGTGAAGGCAGCCTCGACGCTGGACGCCGATGCCTAGGCTGGTGACGGCGGGATGGGACGATGTTCCGCACCTGACGGCAGACGAGAAGGCGGTGCTGCTCGCGTCCATTCCGCCGCACCAGCGCGACGCGCGGACCAAGGGCGTGCCGATGCTGGGCGCGGGCGCCGTCTACCCGTTCGACGAGACGACGATCGCCGTTGAACCGTTCCCCGTGCCGGGCTATTTCGCCCGGGGATACGGCTTCGACGTGGGGTGGAACTGGACGGCGGCAGTGTTCGTGGCGCACGATCGCGACACCGACGTGGCGTACATCTACGACGTGTATAAACGCTCGCAGGCGGAGCCGGTGCTGCACGCAGCGGCGATCAAGGCCCGGGGGGACTGGCTGCCCGGCGCGATCGACCCGGCGTCGCGGGGGCGCGGGCAGAGTGACGGCAAAAAGCTGCTAGCCCTGTACGAGGAGGCGGGGCTGATACTCAGCATCGCCGACAACGCCGTCGGAGCGGGTATTTCCGAGGTATGGCAGCGATTGTCGACCGGCAGGCTCCGGGTGTTCACGACTTGCCGTGACTGGTTTCAGGAGTTCAGAATCTATCGGCGCAACGAGGCCGGCAAGATCGTCAAGACCAATGACCACCTGATGGACGCGATGCGCTATCGACTGATGGACATGCCGGGCATGATCTCCGAATCGGAAGCGTTGTATGGCGGGCACCGGCGAATACGCTATTTGGGGGACACACGGTGAACGCAGATCGCTTGCTGCACCTGTTCGATCAGCGACACGCCGCGCTTGGCGACTGGCGTAATCGGTGGGAGCAGCTGTCGCAGTACATACTGCCCGCGCAACGCACATTCACGTCCACCGCATCGCTGGGGCAGCGGCGCGACGAGCAGTTGATCTACGACTCGACGGCGCTGGAGGCGAACGAACGGCTGGCGACGCGGATGCACGAGGCGCTTACCTCGCCCGCGACGCAGTGGTTTAAGCTGCGCTTCGCGACGCCGGAGGCGAACGAGGACGATACGGCGCGCGAATGGCTGGAGGAGTGCGAGCGGCGCATCCGTGACGCGCTGCGTGTGTCCAACTTCGACATGACGATGGGGCAGTTCTACCTCGACCTCGGCGCGCTGGGTACGGCCATAATCGACGCTTCCGAGCGGCGCCCCGACGAGGCGCGCTTCTCCGGTTTCGTGTTCCGCAATTACCACTTGGGCGGGGTCGCGGTCGCAGAAGGCGCAGACGGCAGTGTCGAGTCGGTCATGTGGCGTTTCGACATGACGGCGGAGCAGTGGTGTGACCAGTTCCGCGACGATGCGCCGGAGAAAGCGAAGGCGTATTGCGCGGAAGGCAAACCGGATACGGTGCTGCCGGCGCTGCTGTGCCGGTATCCGCGTCGTGACGCACCTGCCGAGGGCGTGCTGCTGCCCAAGGAGCGCCCGTGGGCGGAGACGTGGCTGTGCATGCCGAGCCGGGAGCTGGTGCGTGACGACGGCACGTACGAGAAAGCGGTGTTCGTCGGCCGCTGGCGGAAGCGCAGCTCCGACATCATGGGCTATGGTCCCGGCGAGCGCGCGCTGCCGACCATTCGCACGATCAACGAAGCCGAGCGGCTGGAGCTGGCGGCGTGGGCGAAGAAGATCGATCCGCCGATCAAGACAACGGCCAACAACGTGATCGGCGATCTCGACATCAAGGCGAAGGGTTTAACCGTTCTTCGCAAGATGGACGATACCGCGCAGTGGGACATCGAGCCCGACATTCAGCATCACATGATCGAGCTTGAGGACAAGCGTTATCAGGTGCGCGAGATATTCCGCTATCACTCGCTGGAGCTGCCGCCACGAGAGCAGGTCGGGGAGATGACCGCTTACGAGGTAGCGAAGCGCGTCGAGCAGGTGTATCGCGCGCTCGGCCCGACCATCGTGCAGTTGCAGGCCGACGTGCTGAATCCGCTGATCCGTCGTTGCTTCGGCATCATGCTGCGGCGGGGTGCGTTTCCTGCGCTGCCGGGCATGCTGAACGCGTCACTGCGAATAGACTACGTCGGCGCGATGGCGCTCGCGCAGCGTGCGGTAGAGATCGAAGCGATAGACCGTTTCGTTGCGGACGCGCTGGCGCTCGCGCAGTCTGGTGTGCCCGAGGCAACGGACCTGATCGACATGGACAAGGCGCAGCGCTACAAAGCAGGCATCATGGGTGTGCCGGCTATCGTGTTGCGTTCCGTTACCGAAGTCGATGCTATCCGCCGCGCGCGTAACGAGCAGTTGGCGGCGCAGGCGCAGACCGAGCAGCTCAAGGGCGAGGCCGAGGCGATGAAGAGTCTCGGGCAGGCGGTGGGGCAGGACATGATGAGCGCAGCCGTGCAGCGCATTGCGGAGCGCGCACGACGATGACGCCGGAGCGTTTCCACGACGCCGTGCAGCGGCTGTTTAGATCGGACTTGGGACGCGACGTGCTGCACGAGCTGGAGCTGCGCTACCGGCCGGAGGTCAGCGAGAACCCTTACACGATGGCTGCCGGGATAGGCCGTTTCGAGATCGTCATGCTGCTGAAGAGTTTAACCGAGGAACCGATCAAATGACGTGGAAGGAAGAACTTCCGGAAGACCTGCGCGATACGCCGATCGTCAAAGAGGCGAAAGATATCGCGTCTCTGGCGAAGCAGGCGGTGGACTTTCAGCGAATGCTGGGCAATTCGTTACGCGTTCCGGGGGAAGGAGCTGGCGAAAATGAATGGAAAGAATTTCACGAAAAGGCTGCCCGCGCCGGGCTCGTCGCACGCGATCGTTTCACGGAAATCGTCCGCCCGGAGAAGCCAGAGCACTACGCACTCAAAAAAGTGCCTGAAGACGTGGCGGAGCTGGGTCTCGCGCAGTCTGACGTGGATGCGTGGAAAGCGCGAGCGCATGTTCTCGGGCTATCCAAAGAGCAGTTTGCCGAATGGGCGGAGACGCAGATCGCGGAGCGACGCGCTGCTGCCAAGGATCGCGCGGAGCGTTTCCGTGCGGCGGACGAGTCTCTGAAGCAGGAGTGGGGGCAGGCGTTCGAGCAGCGTAAAGCGCTTGCGCTGGCAGCCGCCAAACGGTTCGGTGGCGACACACTCGTGCAGGCGCTCGGCAATAACCCCGATCCGCTGGTGCTGCGCGCGCTGGGGGAGATAGGCAAGCAGTTCGAGGAGAAGGGCATGGGCGACTTGACTCCCCGCCCCAATTTCGCGGAGACTCGGCAGGAGGCGCAGCTCAAGCTCGACGAGATCATGCGTAATCCTGAGCACCCGTATAACAGGCCGCAGATGGCCGTGGGTCGGGCGGCCAAGGATGCGGCCATAGCGGAAGTGATGCGTTTGCGCGCGCTGGCTATGGGGCAGAAGCCCAGCAGGGACTTCATGTTTGAGGAGGCGGGGTGAGCGAAATCGATTTGGGGGACATAACTGTCGCGGCTACCGCTACAGTGACGTGGGAAGATCGTGACGCCCCCTCCGCGCCAAGTTACGACACTGATGCCGGGCCGAGTGCTGCTCGTCCCGTTCCGCCGCCTGTTATGCCAGACAGCGCGCCCACAGACGCTTTCGCTTCTCCGCCACAGCTCTACGCGCAGGACACCGGCCCGGTGGCCGAACGTGCGATCGTGGTGCCGGACCCCTACGCGGTCAAAGGTTATCTGTTCACGCCAACGCACACGTTTAAGTGGTTGCGCGAAGACGGCAGCTTGTGGAATCAGTACGAAGAGGGGACTGTTTACACGTGCTCGAAAGAGCCTAAACACGATCTCCTGCGCAAAAAAGTGCGCGATTGGGTATCACGTGGCTGGATCAGCATCGTAGAGGAAATCTGACATGGCTTTGCAACTGTCCGAGTCCTCGCGTAACGCTCGTCTCGATCAGATCGAGACGACCATCGGCACAGCGGCCAAGCTACAGATTCGCACGGGTTCGGCACCTGCTAGTTGTGCAGCAGCCGACAGCGGCACACTGCTGGCTGAGCTGACACTGCCATCCGATTGGATGGCGGCAGCGTCATCCGGGTCCAAGGCGAAAAACGGCACGTGGTCGGGCACCGCATCTGCGGCCGGCACGGCCGGGCACTTTCGTTTGAAAGACAACGGTGGCACTACTTGCCACCTTCAAGGGTCGTGCAGCGCGACTGGTGGCGGGGGAGACATGGAGTTCGACAACACTTCGATCGCCAACGGTCAGACGATCACGGTCAACACATTCACGCTCACTGACGCTAACGCCTAAACCACGGATGTGGCGCTTGAGCAAAATGCCATTGAGATACTTCTCGGGCTGCTGGTCATAGCTTTTACCGCGTGGTCTGCGGCCGTATGGCGCGCAGCGAGTTCCGCACGAGATCAGTACATCCGCATAGACGCCACGCTCTCGCTTGTTGCGGGGCGTGTGGCGCAGGTCGAGCAGAAAATGGACGAGCACATCGGTAGTGCTGGCCATCCTGCCTGTCTTTCTGATATCAATGGCCTGCGTAGGGACATCGAGATGCTACGCGCGTTGCATCATCCTTAGGCGGAGGCGGACATGGACTCAGACATTTTGCGGCCCTATGGGCGCGTCGTGCAGTACGGCAATGCGGTTAACCGCACAACTACCGGGGACGTGACGACCCGTAGTTGTGCGCTGCTTGGGTTCTACGTCAACAGCACTACGTCGGGCACGATCGTGCTGCGAAAAGGTGGATCGGGCGGCACTGTGCTGAACGGCACGATTACGCCAGCTGTCGGCTTTCACCAGTTTCCCGCGTCCGCGCCGGGCGGGTTGCACGTAACTGTTGGCGGCACGATCAACGTGACTTTTTTCGTGATTGAGGATTGACGTGACGCCGTTCGACATGGCGAGCCGATATCTAGGCGTTGCAGAAGTGCCCGGGGTGGCGTCCAGTCCTCTTGTTTTGGCAATGCTGAAACTCGATGCGTCGTGGCCGGAAAGCGACGATGTGCCATGGTGCTCGGCATTTGTGAACTGGATAGCATGGAACATGGGGCTATCCCGATCGAAAAGTCTCAGCGCTCGCTCGTGGCTGAAGGTCGGCATAGAGACGAACTGGCCGACCGTAGGCTGGGATATCGTTGTGTTGAAGCGCGGGAAAGAGCCGCAGCCGGACAGGACTGTGTTGTCTGCGCCGGGGCACGTGGGCTTTTTTGCCGGTTTCCGACGAGGCGAGCGGATTGTCATGGTGCTTGGCGGCAATCAAAACGATGCCGTCTCGGTGAAGGATTTCGATGCGTCGTCTGTTCTCGCGTATCGGACACTTGTTGCGGAGTCGCGCTGATGCCATACGGTACGCAGCCGACATGGGATGACATAGTCGCGCGATACAAGTGGAATGTATCGCGTTTACTCACGCCTTGGCGCTGGCAGGAGTTGAATCCCTATGTTCTGGCAGGAGAAGGCGATCTGCTACCAAAAGAGCGGACAGCATGGGAGGACATCGGGCACTCGCTTGAAAATCTGTGGCGGGAGTGGAGGAGGCTAAAGTGACGCACGGAGTGGATGCGACCAACGTTCGCGTCGTAGGCGCTGCTGGCGCGACTACAGCGATTCTGTTCTGGATTCTCGGCTATTTCGCGCCTGAATTCATGGCTTCGGCACCGGCCGGTGCGGAGGCTGCTGTCACTACGCTGATAGCAGCGCTCGCTGGAGGCGTACTGCCGAGTAACGCGCTGACCGGGCGCGGCGGGGATCAGGACGGCTTTGTGCATCTCGGGGTGCTTGCCGTGCTTGTGACTCTCGCCTCGCTTGCAGCATGTCAGAATCCTCCGCGCTCGTCAGACGTGATCGGCATGACCGCTGTAGCTATCGAGACGACGGCTGTCGCGGTGAAAGCTGCATGTGGTAATGATGTGCCGGACGGCCCCTGCGATGACGGGGCGCTGCTGACGACCGAGCAGAAGCAGATAGCAAAACGCGAATTGACCCGGGCTGCGGGTTTGCTGAATTTGGCGATCAGCGCTTACGCAATCAGCGACGATGCCGCTTTCTCGACCTACTTGCGCGAAGCCGAAAATGTGCTCGCAGCTCTGAACAACATGCTTGCACCTCTTGGTGTGACAGGAGGGTGACGTGGATATCATCACGCTTCTGACAACGGCTAACGCCATTTTGAATCTTGCCGCGAAGGCCGGAATCTCATGGACCGAGTTCAAGGCCGTTCGCGACAAGGCCGAGGCAGAAGGGCGCGAGCCGACGACAGAAGAACTGCGCGCGTTGGCGGAAAGAGCGCAACGCGCAATCAACGATCTGTAAGTTTAACCGCAGGTGAGCTTGCTACGTTCCATGCCGAAGTAGATGCTATCCGACAAGCTCACGACGGCGTGCACTATGTCAGTCATGAGGAGGTTCCGTGCGAGTTCTGGCCAATCGAATCCTGCTCGTCGTCGCGGCCCTATGGGGAGGATCGGCGGTGCAGGCAGCAAGTTATGACGCAACGCTCCAAGTCACGCCGCCGACGACGCGCACCGACGGCAGCGCGTTACCCGGCTCGGCGATCGCTGGTTACCGCATAGCGTTCAACTGTCAATCGACGCCGCAGCCGCAGGGATCAGACAAGGCAGGGCCTCCCCCGCTGGTCGTCCCGGCGTTGTTCCCTGCGGACGGCACATACGACGTGTGTGTCGCGGTCGTGGATACCGGAGGCAGACTCTCGGCGTATTCCAACGTCATGCGCGTCGTGGTCGCAGAGGTCGGCCCGCCGAACGCGCCGACACTCGATGGGATCACGCTCTCCTGCCCGAGCGGGTCGCCGCCACGAGTCATCTCCAGCGGACCCACGGAGCTGCGGCTTGAATGCGACGCGCCCTAGCGCTGCTGTTGGCGTTGACATCGCCTGCCCATGCCGGGCAGGCGATCCTGTCGTGGGTCGCGCCGACGCACAATGTCGACGGCACACCGTACACGAATCCGGGCGGGTATCGGCTCTACTGGCGCTGCGTCAGTCCGACTGTCGCAGATGTGCGCATCGCAGACGTGCCGCATACAGTCACGACGTACACGCAGACGGCTGTGCCGGACGATGGCCGAACGTGCTACTACAGCGCGACTGCGTACAACGCGCTCGGTGCAGAGAGCGCGCGCACCAACGAGGTTTCGAAGACGTTCGCCGCTGCGCCGGTCGCGGCCCCACGCCCACCAGCGCTCAACGATGTCACGTGGACGCGGAGCGCTGGCGTGCCTAACTCGATCAGAGTCGACAGCTCGACAGATCGCGTCAAACGTACAGCCAATCTTCCGGCCACGACCGCGTTCACCTTCGCGGCATGGGTGCGCGTTCACAATGACAGGACTGGCAACTTCCGGTCGGTGATCAACATTGCCGACGCAGAGTCCGGCGCGACCGCTGCGTTCAATGTTATGTGGACCGACACCAACGCATTTGTCGTCTGGAACAATTCCAGCGAGGTGGCGTTCTCGTCGAATCCGCCTGTCAATGGTACGTGGTTCTATGTAGCGCTTTATTCCAGCGGGTCGGGGAACCTGCAAGGCCGATGGCGTGGGCTATGGGATACGTCGTGGGCGACCGTGAATACGACCGGCGCGTCGTATTCACCAGCAGTCTACGAGTTGGGCAACTCCGCCTATAGCGACTGGAGCGGTATCGACATCGTCTATCCGCGCATATGGGGCGCCGCTCTGACGGACACGGAATTGTTTAGCGAGATGAATTCAGTAACTCCGGTGCGGACAGCGAACCTCAATCACGCTAGCGTGGACGATGGCGACGATGTGTCCGGCAATAATTACGACCTGACTCTGACCAACACGAGCACTGGCGCGTCAGGGCCGCTAAGCTCGGCTATCGCATTGGTTTCTACTCCCTTGAGGTGGTGACATGAGACATTCCATAGCAGGACGATCCACAGTTGCCGGCACGACGGTGCGGGCGATCGCCTCGCTGTTCGCGACCGCTACCGTCGGTGCAAAGGTGCGTGAGATCGGTGTATTCAATACGACTGCGACTGCTGTGGCTGTCGCTGTGTGTCGATTCACGAACGCAACCGGAGTTGGCGCGGGATTGACGGAAGTGGACTACGATCCCGCGAACCCGGCCCAGTGCACTGGATTCGCGGGACATACAGCGGACGGCGCGGTCGGCGCGAACATCCGGTACGCATCTCTCGGTGCAGCGATCGGATCGGGCGTGATCTTCACGTTCGGCGACAGCGGTTTGCTGATTCCTGTCGGTACAGCGAACGGTCTCGGAGTCATCTGTCCGACCGGCACCGGGCAGATCCTCGACTACTACTTCGACTGGGACGAGTAGTAGATGGCTGACAACACCACACTCAACAGCGGTACGGGCGGAGACGTAATCGCCTCCGACGACATCAGCAGCGTCAAGTATCAGCGTATCAAGCTGATTCATGGAGCGGACGGCACCAACGACGGCGATGTGGCGACCGGCAATCCGCTGCCCGTACGCGAGCGAATGGTGACCGTGCAGACGGATGTAACGCGCCCTGCGGACACGACCGCCTACGCAGTGAACGATGCGATCTCCGACAGCACCAGCGCGCCAACCTCCGGTGGATTCACCTTCACTAGCGCGGCCCGAGCGTCAGGTGGCAGCGGGATCGTCACGGACGCGATCATCGCGACGAGCAACGATGCTGGCACGCTGCTACAGGGAGAGATCTGGCTGTTCGATCAGGCGGTGACCAACATCAACGACAACGCGGCATTCGCGGTCAGCGATACCGAGATCAAGACCTGCGTGGGCGTCATTCCGTTCACGCTCATCGACGCAGGCAACAACGGGTTCCAGCATGTGCAGAACCTCAACATCGGATTCACCTGCTCAGGCAGTGCGAACCTGCGATTCCTTTTGCGGGCCAAGAACGCCTATACGCCAGCGTCGGCTGAGGTCTTCACACTCAAGCTCAAAATCCTGCAGGTAGACTGATGCTAGCGAGTAAGCGGCTGGTCGGAGTTCCGCCGCCTGCTCCCGTGCTGACGCCTACGTTTATCGGCACGCAGACGCAGACCGTAGACGAGACGACGACGACGTGGACGGGCATCGGGCTCGGCAGCACGGCTACGCCGCACCCGAAGCGGATCGTTGTAGTCGCGGGTCATCATGGAGTCGCAGCGGCGGCGACCGCGACGCTGAATGGCGACCCATACTTCATGCGTGTGCAGAACACGACGTATGAATTCTCGATGTTCGCGTTCTTCTGCCCGTTCGGCGATGCGATAGATTTATCGGTATCCGCAACCGGCTCGATCCGTAAGGCGTTCGCGATCTACGTGCTGTATCCGCACCATCCGGTGCCGTTGATCACCGGCTCAGCGTCGGCCGGCACAACGACCAACGCGACGATCGCGAACTTCATCGTGCACACGCGCGGCTGCGTGATCTACGCGGGCGGTCAGCACGCGACACTCGGAGCGTTCACGACGACGTTGTCCGGGCAGACGGTCACCGAGGACGTGGACACGCAATACGAGTCTGCCTCGTCATATACGATGGGGCGCATCACGAGCGTGTCGCCCAGCTCGAACACGAACGCGCTCACGCTCGCGGAAACTGTCTCGGGCACGAAGCGTCTGGTCGGTGCATCGTGGGGGCCTGCGTGGCCGCACGGGCGGGTGACGTAGATGCTGCTGACGTTGTACCAACTGAACCTTGAGGGTGGAGCGCCACCGCAGGTCATACCGCCGATCGTAATGGCGCCGCCTGCGCCGCCGATCGTATCGGGTAGCCGCTGATGGCGATTTATCCGGTTCCGCGCCATTCGCCGGCAGCCCGCCGATCTCTCCCATCGGTTATTGGAGCGCTGACGCCAGCAAGCGGCGGGGGTGTGACGGCAACGCTGGCTAAAACGCTCAGCGATCTGACTTCAGACTCCGATGTTGTCGTGCTGGTGCAGAGTGCACTGGCTAAAACATTCGGCAGCCTGACTTCAGACTCCGATGTTGCCGTGCTGGTGCAGAGTGCACTGGCTAAAACGCTCAGCGATCTGACTTCAGACTCCGATGTTGCCGTGCTGGTGCAGAGTGCACTGGCTAAAGTACTTGATGCGTTAACTGTTGACGGAGACGCGGTAGCTGGAGCTTCTGCAACGCTAGCCAAAACACTCGGTGCGGCTACACTGGTGTCGAGTGTAAACGTCATTATTGGGGCCGCCCTTAGCAAAACCCTTGATGCTGTAACTCTTGACTCTGATGTCGCTGTATCTATTGCGGCGGCGTTGAGCAAAACCCTTGGCGCGTTGTTGTTGTCGTCCGATGCCCACGGCGATCGTGAGGGCGATCTGAGCAAAACGCTCGGCGCAGTAACTCTCTCTTCCGCTGCGCTCGCGCACGTGCAGGCGGCACTGAATCGAACGCTTGGCACTGCGACCCTGTCGTCTTCGGCGGGTAACCTCGTCCTTGTCGAGCTTGATGCCGCGCTGGGCGCACTCACACTTGCATCCAGCGCGACGGTGTCTTCCGGCGCTCGCAACGCGTCACTCGCTGAAGCGCTGGGCGCGCTCGTGTTGGCGGGGCAATCCACGGTTGCGGTATCGGTGGCGTTAAGCCGGACGCTTGGCGTGCTCCAGCTCGATAGCGACGCGTTGGCGGAAACGCGCACGGCTTCACTGAACGTTGTATTAGGGGCACTGACGCTGGAGCATCCCTCGTCAGCGGAACGCGCGTTTTACAAGATTGAGAAGCCCCAACCGGAACCGGACTATGGGTCGCGGGGCGCGGTAGGGCCGGGGCCTGCCGCGCCACAGGACATAGACGATTATGCTGCATGGGTGGCGGCAAACCCCGGCTATCTGACAGACATCTGAGAAAGCAGTTGACAGCTCTTTGCGCCTTCGTTTAGCGTTTACGCTAGCGCTCGGGGTGCGGGTTAACCGTCCGGGCGCCGGTCCCGTGGGGGCTGCGGAACAGCTCAAGGTTGGCGTCCTGCATCGCAGGGGTGCGCTCCGTGAAAATCATCTTTTCAGGAGTAGCTGATGGCCAACACAATTTCTAACGCCTTCGTCGAGCAGTTCAAATCGAACGTCTACCAGCTCTCGCAGCAGCGGGGCAGTCGACTCGGCGACAAGGTGCGGCTTGAGTCACTGGTCGGTAACGTCCACAACTTCGAACGGCTCGGTGCAGTGACTGCGCAGACCAAGGTCAGCCGGCACGCTGACACTCCGGTGCTCGATGCCCCCCACAGCAGGCGGCGGGTGTCGCCTGTCGACAAGGAATGGGGCGATATGGTGGACCGCGAGGATAAATTGCGGCTCATCATCACGCCGGAATCCGAATACGCGATTGCCGCTGCAAACGCTCTCGGACGCGCGAAGGACGATCTCATCATCACCGCGTTCGAGGCGAACGCAACCGATGGTGCAGGCAGCCCGGTCACGTTCCCCGCAGGCAACACCATTGCGCACGGCAGCGTCGGCCTTAACACCGCGAAAGTGCTACAGGCCATCGAGAAGATGAATCTCAGCGAAGTGGACGACATGGACCGCTACATCACCTATGGTGCGGCTGAGCTGACCGACGTGCTGGCGATCGCGGAGTTCACGAGCGCGGACTACAACACGGTACGGACGCTCATGTCCGGCAAGGTGGAGACGTTTCTCGGGCTCACATGGGTGCGATCGGAGCGGTTGCCTGTGGCGACCAACATTCGCTCGTGCTACGTGTGGCAGAAGATGGCGATGGGTCTCGTGGTCAACGAAGACATGTTTTCGCGAATCGCGGAGCGACCCGATAAATCGTTTGCGTGGCAGGTTTACTGCCGCATGACGATGGGCGCAACGCGCATCGAAGAAGAAGGCGTCATCGAAGTGCAGGCGTCCGAAGCGTAAGGTCAGCGCTTCTACGCCAAAGGCCCGCTGCTGCGTTTTCGCAGCGCGGGCCTTTTGTTTTAAGGAGTGACGCGATGCAATGGTCGGACAAGGGGCCCGTGCCGCGACTGGTCAAGCGCGGGCCGTGCGTGGTTTGCGGCGCACCCGTGCTTGTTGCGGGGCTGACGCTTTGCGATACGTGTCTCGTGCAGTCCGGCAGCCGACTCGGCGTATCCGACATCGCGGACGCTATCGTTCAGTTCGATCAGGCGGGGGTGCCGAAAGAAGATCGGATGCTCTTTTGGCGTTTACACGGCGTGCAATCTGATCTCGTACAGGCAGCAGAAGAAGAAGTAGAACTGCGTTATCATGCTGCGGCTTTGCGGCGTAGCCGCTATCGGGGGTGGTAGTGGATTCTATTAACGTCATCAATCAGGCGCTCATGCTGATTGGTCGTAAGACAGTCCAGTCGCTTGAAGAGGACAGCACCGAAGCGGAAGCGGCCAGTGTGTTCTATGCTACCGCGCGTAATCATGTGCTGGCAGACATCAAGCCGCCGCAGGCTACTGCGCGCAGCGCCGCGCTCACAGAAGTGAACCCCCCGGAGTTTGGCTTCGACCACGCTTACGCTTTGCCGCAAGATGCGATTGTCGTGCTCGGTGTAGACCCGACCGAATCGAGCACGCAAGAGTGGGTGGTGGAGGGTGTTGCGCTGTTGACCAACGCTACAAGCGTACGTGTGCGCTATGTGGCAGATGTTGATGACGCTCTGCTGGACGGGACTTTCGCTAAAGCATTGGCGGCGTATCTCGCGCACGAAGTGGCGTACGTGCTGACCGAAAATGCCGGCAAGATTTTGCAGATGAGCCGGCTGTACGAGATGCGCATGGCGGCTGCCCGTGCTGTGTACGGGATGCAGAGCAGCACGATCCAAACCGGAAACGATCAGCTGTCGGTCGTCCGCTAGTGCCGCGCGGTTACACGCAGATAACGGATTTCACGGCGGGAGAGTTATCTCCGCGCTGGCTGGCGCGTGTAGAAGGCGGCGTGAGCGATCCGCTGCAAGGCGCAGTGTCCATCAGTTCAATGTATCGCTCCGGCTGCATCGACATCACCAACTTCGTCGTGCTGCCGCAGGGCGGCGTCGCGCGTCGTATAGGCTTCGTGTTTGGCCGCGATCTTTCGCAGGATCTGGAAGCCGGTGTAATAGCAGAAAATATGCGCTTGTTCCGTTATGAGTACCGGACGAGCGACTTTCTGGTGGTGGTGGCCCCCGGCAAGCTGTACGTCTACCCCACGGACACGCTAACCCCTTTCGGCGGCATGGGGGCGTACATCTACACGGCGGACACGCCGTACTCACTGGACGATGTGCGCAATCTGCATGTCACGCAGTACCAGAACTATCTGGTGTTGTTTGCCGATTACTGGCGACCTCGTTTGCTGAAATTGGCCGCTGAGACGTGGAGCTTTACGGATGCGTTAGAGGAGGACTTCACACCTCCCCTGTACGATTTCAAGGACAGCCGTTCGCCGCCCACGGCAGCGCGAGAGTACGACGTGACGTTTACACTGGCGCAGGACCGCTATGTCAACGTGTCTGTCTCCGGCAATGCCAGTGTCAAGAAGCCGGAGTACATACTCGTTCGAAAAGCGGACATCAACGCCACGCTGCTAAACATAGTTAATGCGCTAAAGCTTAATAAGAGCATTATCCCGTCATCGGTCAACGTCGTTTACACGGGTTCCGGAGGCTCGCTGGAGTACACCATCGAGTACGAGTTTCTTGCTTCTGCCGGTGATGGGACAGGAATTCTCAACCTCGACATTCTGGACCCGGCTTCTTCGGACTCGATCACGCTCACGCTCGTGTCAGCCGGTGCGTCGGGGGGCGAACCGCTATGGTCTGGACCCGCCGTGCTGCTGAAGTCGAGTACGTGGTACCAGTGCATTGTTCCGCACTTCGCCGCGTCTGCAAACGAGCCGGGCGTGGGCGGCAGTTGGACGACATACTGGACTTCGCTTGGCTCGTCACTGCCGACGAATGTCGACTACACCGATATCACTGGAACGGGATGGGCCATTGACACAGCTTACGGGCCTTATGATCGACGCTGGCCGCACTGTGGCGCGGCTCACGAGCAGCGCTTAATCGCTAACGGCCCGCATGAGGCGCGCGGCGTTATCGCTGGATCGCGTACCGGAGTCGCGCGTTTTCTGGACTTCACCGCAGGCACAAACGATGACGACGGCTTTGTGTTTCTGCTGGTGGTCACTGGCGGGGCGACGATCAACTGGTTGCACGCGCAGCGGTTGCTGTTTGTCGGCTCGTCTGTGGGCATTTTCGTGCAGACGGAGATCCCCATTACGCCAACACAAGTGCAGTTTTCGCGGCAAGGCAGCTATACCTTGTCTGAGTACGATGGTTTCGATGTTGCCGGGGAGACCTTCTACATTCAGCGTAACGGCCGGCAGGTACGGCAGGTACAGTACGTCAGGGAGCTGGACTCGTGGCAGTCGCGTGACATGACCGCGTATGCCGAACATTTGTTCACTGATACACAGCCGCTGGTGGACCACGCGTATCAGAACGCGCCGGATTCTTTGTTGTGGATGCTGCGTAGCGACGGAGGACTGCTGTCGTTCACCTACGAAAAATTCTACTCCGTGGCCGCATGGGCGAAGCATGCTACCCGAGGCACGGTGCGGGCGCTCGAAGCGTTTAAGGGCGGCAGCGTAGACGACTATCTCGCGCTCATTATCGAGCGTACGGTGTACGTGAACGGCGTACCGGAGCAGCGTCCGTTTCTGGAGTTTCTGCCGGAAACCTCTTGTAACGAGTGGGTAGCCATGCCCAACACAGCCACGGGTGACTGGACGTACGCGAACAGAGAGGAGCAGACGTGGCACGCATACGTGGACAGCTTTCAGGAATTGTCGGGTAACGGGCAGACGACACTGGTTGTTGCATCGCGTTTCAACGAGCAAGTAGTCACCATAGTCGAAAACGGCGTGGTGCTTGGCGACTTCTCCGTGTCGGCGGCTGGTGTCGTCAGTTTGCCGCAAGCTACGGTGTCGGGCTCGCGCATATTTGTCGGGTACAATTACGTGGCGCGTTTGCGTCCGACGCGAATAGAGCCTACGAGCGGCGCGCAAGCGCAGAAAATTCGTTGGGCGCAGCCTATGCTGCGTTTGTTTGCGGCGGCCATGCCCAAGGTGAACGGTAAACGGCCGGACGAGCGTACACAGGACACGCCTTACGACACGGCTACGACGTTGTTCACTGGCGATGTCAGTATCGCGTTGGCCGGTGTGGACAATGACTTAGTGATAGAGGCCGACAGGCCGCTGCCTTGCCAGATATCAGGTATCTTCGGCTTGGTGAGCGTGGAGGGCAGTTGATGGCTGATTACGCCGGGGCCGGTACGGGCGCTGCCGCTGGTGCCGACATAGGCGCCAGTATTGGTGGCGGCTGGGGCGCACTCATTGGTGGCGTGCTCGGCGGCTTTGGTGGGGCGCTGGGTGGCGGCGATGCCAAGAAAGCGGAGCGCGCGCAGAAGCGCTTGATTCGTGAACAGTATTGGGCGCAGCAGCGAATGTCCGGCTACGCATACGCTGCAACGCTAGGCAAGCAGCGGACGGGATACGCTGCCGCTGGCGTGGACGCAACACGCGGTACTGCGGCTATTTTGATGCAGGAGACGCAGCAGCAGTACGCTGAGAACGCACGGGCTATCGCGCAGGCGGCCAAGTATTCGCTGTTGGGCGCGGGGTCCAGTACAGGGTGGTGGGGCGCAGCTTCTGGACTGGCCAGAGCTGGCGCTGAAGTTTACTCCTCGTTCGCCAAAAAGAAGGGTCCATGATCCCGCGCGGCCTTGTCGATCCGTCCAATGCGTTCGCAGCGGCAGCGGCCGGTGCTGCGCAATGGCGGGAGCGTGCCGAGTACGAGCGTCGCGTTACGTTCGACACTGTATCTGATGTTGCGAGGACGGTCGTAGCGCTTGACGAGTACGAGCAGCAGCGTCGCGCCGCTGCGCTGAACACCGATGTCGCGGTGGCTGCTACGCGTGCCGAGCAGGTGCTGAAGGAAAAAGCGCGCACGAGTGTCATCAGCACGGAAGACATTAACGCGTGGGAGCAGCAAGTACGCGCGGCAATAGCCGACAAGAAAGTGCCCGGCGCCTACGCTGTTGCGTTTAACCAGTCGATTCGTAAGCTGCGCGCAGAAATCGAAGCTCGCGTTAGCGAGTACAACTACGATTTCGTCCGCGCCGAGGATGAGCGCCGCGTCATCGAAAACCTTGACGAGCTTACCCGTTTCGGTGCGTTTGACGCGGCCAATGCCGCCGTGGCTGAAGCCAGCGCTGCGGGGCTTGTCACCCCCTTGCAAGCGATGGACTGGCGGAATCACATCTACGCGAGTGCGCAGCACGCAGCGCTGTTTGACAAGATCGACGCGGGCGATATGGCTGGCGCGAAAGCCATCATTACTGCGGTGCGCGCGGACGATAGCGTTGACGCCACGCTGCGCGATTCGACACTGTCGTCGCTTGAAGCTGCATTCAACATGGCTACGGCCGACACGCTGGCGGCGGCCCGAGAGCAGCAGAAGCTGGAGCGAGAGATCTACACCGAAGGCGTCGCCGCATTGACCGCGCGTGCGCGTTTTCTCGAAGGCGACGAGCGTCTGTTGCTGCACGAGCTGGATCAGATGCTGGCCAACAAGCAGATCAAGCTCAAAGACTACAACACGCTGCGCGGGCACATCGAGAGTCGGCAAGAGAAGGACGAACGCGAGACGGTCACTACGTCCCTGATGCTGGACGCTATCGAGACAAACGATCCGTCGCTTTCCGCACTCGATCCGCATCGTAAGAAGACAGCGGACCGCTTTGCACGTGACACATTCGAGTCGACCGCAGAATACTCGTCGTGGTCGCAGGAAGACAAAGCGACACTGCTCGCCATGTCCGCCGTAGGCTACGCTCCAAGCAGCGTAGACGCAGCATTGGCGAACGGCATGGTCGCAACCGATCCGTTTACCGTGCGAAACGCCGTACAGCTGGCCATGGACCTGAAGGCGTTTGCGCCGTATGCGTGGCAGGCGCTGCCCGGCAATCGACGCGCATACTATGCCCGTGTGCAGCAGGCGCTCGATACGGGGCTGTCGCTGAACGATGCGCTTGGCCGTGCACAAGCCGCACAAAAGCGCACACCAGCCGAGAAGCGCACGATCGAGGAAGCCTACAAAGTCGAGAACATAACCCCCTCCGTTAACGCGGCGGACCTGATGGATCGCATAGAGGACGATCTAGATATCGACTCTCCGGTGATCGCGCCGCAGTTGCGCGCCGCTTACGACACGCTCGTGCGGGAGAACTACCTGTACACAGAAGATATTGACACTGCGCGTTCAACCGCCTACGACACGCTCAAGACTATTGCCCGGCCCTCAACGTTTAACGGCTACTCCGAGTTGGCGGTTACACCGCCCGAGTGGCCGCCCGGCGCGACCGTGCCGCTCGATAAGACAACGCTGCGCGCACAGTTCGATCAGTTCATGCAGCCTTACGGTGGAGGCGCGGAGCGAACCGTCCGGTACACGGGCGGGGTGACAGCGAAAGGTGCTCCGGTGTACGGCGTCTACGATAAAAACGGCTTGCCGGTGCTTGACGATTCCGGCGAATACGTATTGTGGACGCCCGACTACGGTCATTACGCGACTACAGTTCAGCAACAGGCGCTGCTTCGCGTGCAGGAGTCCCGCGCCGAGATGTCAGCGGCGGAAGCCGAGGATGCGCGTATCCTTAAGCTGCTCGAAGAAGGCAAGTCGCCAACGGTGACCGGCATGGGGAGCTTTGCTGCGGCCCGACGAGCGCAATTTTTGTTGAACCGGCAGCGCAGCCGTGCCTCGCGTCAACCCTGAAGAGATCATACCGGCCGGAGCGCTGCACTACTCGGAGCCTACGCCTGAGGGCGTACCGTCGGGACTGGAGACTTTGCGCGCAGGGTTCGAGAAGGACAATCTTGTCGCGGCGTACAGCAACCGCGCCACGCTCAGCGCGGCCATAGCGGCCACGGGGGAGCTGGACCCCATCTATAACCCCTATGAC